ACTACGTGAATAGCAATTAACCATTTCCAGTTGTTAGGGTCTTGTTTTAAGAATTTTTTATACATTATATAAAATCTTTAAATTGTTGAACTTCTAAATTAAATCTTGTCTGCTCTAATCTTTCTATTTGATTTTTAAGAACAGGTCTTAAATAAATAGTGTTACTTGTGTTACACTCTTTGTAATGCCTTTTAAGGGCTTTAATATCTTTTTTAATAATATCTATATCTTTCATCTTGTTATGGGTTTAAAATGTTATTAAATCAATTGCTTGTTCTCCTGTTTGCTTACCATTTAATAAAATATTATAATTAGGATCCTGCCCTGTTATAATTATATCGTTAATTAATTCATTAACATTGTTAAATGATTTGTTATAATAATTACAATTGATTGTGTAATCTTTTATATTATTTGTTTTCCAAGTTTCGTACATAATTATTTTTTATTTGTTTTTAATAATACTTAAAGATATATATAATATATATAACTACCAAATTAAAGAACATTATTTTCATTCCATTCTATTTCATCTCTTAATTCATCAGCTATTAATAATGCATCATTACGTTGCTCTCTGTATTTAGAGTTAGCAACTTTACAGGTAGCTAAATGAGTTTGTAAGTTATTTACATAAAAGAATATATCTATAAGTAAAGTTTGCATTAGCTTTAAATCCTCGTCATCAATATCATCATTGACTTTTTTATTTAAAAGATCAGTAAATAATATTGCGTTATTATAAAAGGATAGGTCTTTAGTATTCTGTATCTTGTTCATCTATTTTAATTCTATTATTTAAAAGTTCTATTACGCTAAATATAATGCTTTCTTTTTCTTCTTTACTAATTGTTTTTTCTTTTACCCTTACCCAAAAATGTATTGAATTAGTAGGGTTAAATAAATCCTTTAATAAATTGCCGAATTTTCTAATTGGTCTTATTGTTTTATATGTTCTATTAACTTTCATAATCTAAATTTATAAATTCGCAATGCTCTTTACAATCTGAGCACATTCCTGTTTCGATATTTAAATATGGAGAAGCTCCACAACAATTTGATACTATATTCATTTTTGTCTATTTAATTTTCCTTTATTTGTTTTATGCCATTGATAGGTTTGACTAAATTCATCGCAAGGAATAAATTTAATTTCTTTTTTTTTACTTTTTAATTTCTTTTTCATCTTTTATTTCTTTTAGTTCATCTTTTAATCTACTTAAATGCCACTCTTGCATTTTAGCTTGTTCTTTTATTACTTGGTTTATCATAAAAGGTAAATCTTTAAATAATTGTTCAACATCAAATACTACACATTTATCATCCCCATAATACATATAAAATTCTCCATCGTTACAATGTAATTGTGTTGTATCATAAACGTATGTATGTTTTTTAGCTTGTTCTAATTGCTTTTCTAAGTCTTTAATTTTTTCTTTTTGTGTCATATTATTTGTTTTGATACCTAAAATTAACTATGTTTTTATAAGATTCAATTACCCAGCCTTTGTGATGAGGTTTTAATTCTGCGTGTTGTAACAACATTTTTAAAGTTGTTTCTACGTCTATTAATGATGAGTTGTCTTCAGATGTTAGTTTCATATTGTTTGTTTTAATATTAATTATATAACAAAGATATATAAAATATATTAAATATACAAACTACTTTATATTATTTAAATCAGGAGCGTAATCAATATAATTACATTTCTTACATAACCACATATAACCATTTTGAGCAGAGCCAATATAAATGCAATCTTGTTTACACCTTTTGCATTCTTTATTGTATTGCATATTTTCCAAAGTTAGGTCTTGATAGTATAGAATAGGTAGCGTATCGAATTGCGTCAATACAGTGATCGAATTTTTGAATAGGTTTATTTATGGTTTTTCCGCTTCTATCCTCTTGCCATTTATAATTTCTAAACTCTTGGATAGTATTTGTTGAATCCGAGGTTATATGTATCTTGTATCGCTTAAGAAGATCAATGCCGGCATTAACAGAATCTTTACCTTTTAAACTTGGAAAGATGTTCCAACCCATTCTTCTTAATTCTGCTATTAAGCGTGGTTCTGCCGAGTCAAAGTAAATCTGTTGCCTTTGGATCCCAACCTCTTTAAAGGTATTATGAATATCCAATGTTGTCATCATAGTTCTATATAAATGTTCTTTAATATATAAATTATAATCTTTTATATAAACACTTACTAAAGTTGAGGGATCATTTGTAAATCCTGCGTCTGCTCCATAAGAAATAAATTTAGCATCCTCTGGAATCATATTAACCTCTACATATTTAAATATAGTATTGATGCTTGTTGCTCTTTCGCCTAATCCATAAATCTGCCAATACTGATCATCTGTTTCTTTTAACCTTTCGATTTCTTGTTTAATAACATCTTCTAAAAAAGGATTATCTAAGTAAGTTGTTTTATAAAAATCGCAATCTTCTCTTGTTAAAACTTGGTCATATATCCAGTGATATTCATCAGAGGGGTTAAAATCTAATATTATTCTTTCTTGAGTTCTAAAAATAAGCTGTCTCCAGTCATCAATAAATAATTCATTGCCCTCATTAATAAAAAGTAAATCTCTTTTTCTCCCTCTAATCTTTTGTGACTGGTCAAGTGATGTAAATTCAACTAAGTTGCCAAACAAATTGTATTCGCTGTTTGATTTATTATGAAACTCCTCATTGTATAATTGATGTTGATTTAATATTTGTAAAAAATCTCTTAATACAGTTGCTCTTAAACTTGGAAATGTTTTACGGCATATAGTAATAATCTTGTTAGTATTATTAGTACAATAATGGAATATTATAAAGAGAAGAATATTGTATGTCTTGCCTGATCGAGTTCCGCCCTGCTCAACTATAATCTTTTTTTGACTTTTGACTAAATGCTTATAAACAATATTAGTCTGTATCTTCGGTTTTATCAATTATTTCAATTTGAAAGTTAGTTGGCATTCCATCTGCGCCAGTTATTTCTTGCCTTTCAATATATCCTCTTTTCTTTCCTTTTGTTTTTAAATAAAAGATTGTTGCAGCAGTAGATTCTTTTGCAATCTGTTTATGTAATTGGCTTTCGGCAAAATCTAAAGCAACATTTTGTATGTCATCTACTTTTTCTCTAAAGTCCTCATCATTATTATACCAATCATAATATGTAGTTCTTCCTACTCCTGCTTTTTGACAAGCACCTGTAACTATTCCTAAACCCTTTTCAAGAGCTTCTAATAATGCTTTTTTATGGTGTTCGGTTTTGTTCATTTTATTGAGTTTAAAAATTCTTGCCTTGCACTCTGATCTGTTTTAAAGGCACCAATTAATTTAGTTGTAGTTGTATATGTATTATGTTTTTTAACTCCTCTCATTTCCATACAAAGGTGTTTAGCTGTTAAAGATACAGCAACGCCCTTAGGATCCAATTCATTATAAAGGAACTCAGCTACTTGTGTAGTTATTCTTTCTTGATTTTGTAATCGTCTTGAATATGTTTCTAATGTTCTTGCCAGTTTAGAAAGGCCTACAATCTTTTTATTTGGAATATATGCAATATGACCTTCTCCAAAGAACGGAGCGATATGATGTTCGCATAAAGAATGAAAAGGAATATTCTTTTGTATAATCATTTCATCGTAACCTTCTCCCTCAAATGATGTGCAATTCCATTTTGGAGGATTTAAAAACTCTTGAAAGAATTTAACATATCTTTTGGGAGTATCCCTTAAACCTTCTCTTGTAACATCTTCTCCAAAGAATTGTAATAATCTGGTTACGTTATCTTCTACAGTTTCTTCTACGCTTTCTTCTTTATCGTTATCTCTCATCTCCCAGGGAAATACTAACCATTGATTTTGTAGCTCAATTCGTTTATCAATTAAAGCAACAAAAGGTTTATTATATTTTTTGTATCTCTGTTCCGTTGCTCCACTATCAATTAGATCATCAATAATAATATCAGCATCTTCTATTTTATCAACTGCTCTACCTGTCATACCTGCTACTATTTGTCCTCCTCTTGGCACCCCGTAAAAGGTTTTATCTTTTG